ATATCAACTTCGCAGATTGGGCGGCAGCAAAGACCACCTATCGACCAGACTACAATTTCACTGCGTGGATCACTGACCCCAACAAGATCGAAGAACTTCTAGCCGAGGTGTGCCTCCAGGCCGTCTCGAATTTGTGGTGGGATGAGCGCGTCCAAAAGATTCTCATGGAGCCTGTCAGGCCGCAGCCGTCTCCTACGCTTTTGACTGATGACGATGCGATTGTTGCTGGCAGCTTCTCAATCGAAGAGAAGCCGGAAGAGCGCGCATCTCAAACGCATGTCTACTACTTGCAACGCACGCCGATCCCAAGCGTGGCCGAGAAGAGCAACTATTCCCGCGTCTCTGTCTTTATCGATGTTCTAAAGCAAGTGCAGTATGGCGGTGAGCCGCAGATCAGGGAATTGTTCTGCCGGTTCATTAGCACACAGGCAATCGCCAACTCCCTCGCCCAGACCTATCTTGACCGCTTCTCGGATGTCCGCAAGGAAATCACCTTCGATCTATCGGCAAAGGATTCCGCGAATATCTGGACCGGATCGGTTGTCCAGATACGGCATTATCTGGATGTCGATTTCACAGGTGCGCCGCGCGATGGCGAGTGGCTTATCACCTCGGCAGAGGTAGCCCGCAACGGCCTGACATACCGCTTTACAGCGGAAGACAACGAGAAGGGCGGCGTTCTCTGGACATGGCTAACCGATGCGGGGCTTGACGCAAATGGCGTAGCCCAGCCGTGGCGCTGGCTCGATGATAGTGGTAATGATGGAAGCGGAACTCCTCAACCGTACAGGTGGCTTTGATGACAACATGGACGAGCATCTCAAACGCAGCGGTTGCCGTTGGCGGCATTCCGTCAAGCACGACCGTGACGGCGTTGCGCGACAATCCTTCGGCTATTGCAGAAGCATCTTCTGGCGCTCCTGTCATGGTTTCTGGTTGGCATCCGTATGACAAGGTGACGATTGGCGATGGCAAGACTGGGTTGATCTATGATCACGCAGTGACTGGAACAGTCCCTAGTGTTGTGACGCCTGATTTCGTAGATGGCTACGAATATCGAATTTTAGCTTTGGGATTGAGGCATAACGCTGCTTTAATCGGAACTGACCGTAAGCTTCAGTTGGAAGCATTCAAGCAAACAGATGCAGTATATCGATTAGTCAGACAGTCAGACACTGGAGTTAATAATCAAGACTTTGGCTATCATGCAGAATTCTATTTTCCAAGACTTGAGAGTACTTCTCATTTTGTCATGACAATGACCTACAGGAATAGCTCATTTAGCGCTCAGATTGACGCAGATTCAGCCATGTATGACACGCCAGCGCAGAAAATATTGCGCGCTCGCATATCGTTCACCGGCGACAGCATAGCTGCCGGGAAAATCTGGATGTTCCGCCGCCGCGAATATGCCTCACTGCCATAAAGGAATAAATCAATGGCAACGCCCATCACCAAAACGATAACATTCAAGCGCGGCGATACTCTTTCGTTGTCATGCCAACGTCTCACCGCAGTTCCGGCATCGTTTAGCCTTATTGGTTACACGGTTGCGGCAATGGTGCGGAATGGCGGCTTTTCCCAATCCTTGACGGTGACAATCAGCGCACCAGCAACTGGCAGTTTCACGCTCTCGCAGACGGCAGCGAACACTGCATTGTGGCCGGTGTCTGACGAAGACAACGACAGCATCATGTATTGCGACATACAGTTCACAAGTGGTGGCGTTGAAAGCACCGAAACATTCAAGATTGATGTGCGCGAGGACATTACGACATGACTGTTTCGCTAATCGTCAACAATCCGGCTCAGACCATCAGCCTTGATATGAACCAAGAGCAACCTACGCAATCGCTTTCTCTCATCATCGGAAGCGGAACGGTCAGCATTGCGCGGCAACCATTGCCTCCAACAGAGATGCTTTTATTTGGAGACAGCGGCTTGGCGATTGACTTCATGCTCAACCAATACGCAGTCAAGATATGAATGGTGTTCCATGATTGACGATCAGACCTTCAAGGTGCTCGGGGCCATCATGCAATGGATCATCGCTCCAGTGGCCGCGTTTGTCTGGATTATATACCGCCAGCAACAGGCGCACGAGACTGCCATCGCCGTCCTGCAAGCGCAGACCGAAACATCGCGTACAGCGCATGATCGAGAGATTAAGGAGATTCGCGAGACGAGCCGCGCGATCATGGCGAAGCTCGACAGCATCGAAGAGGCATTACGCAAATGAAGCTTAACAGCGCATCCTTCGCCAAGCTGAAAGGCGTTCATCCCGATCTGGTGCGTGTGGTAAATCGATGCGCTGGTGATTGGAAGGATGCCGACACAGGCTTCATAGTCACCTGCGGCGTTCGCACTCTTGAGGAGCAGAAGATCCTCAAGGCCAAGGGCGCATCAAAGACGTTACGGTCTCGCCATATTCCTGCGGCAAATGGTTTTTCACACGCTGTTGATTTGGCTTGCGCGATCAAAGGCCAGGTGCGCTGGGACTGGCCTTTATACGATAGTCTAGCCAAGCGAATGAAGGCAGCGGCAAAGGCTGAGAACGTGTTGCTAGAGTGGGGCGGCGACTGGGTTTCGTTCAAGGACGGGCCACATTTTCAACTGCCGTGGAAGCAGTATCCCGGCACAACAAAAGGAAGTAAGTGATGACGAAAGAAATGGTCTGGGGCGTTGTTCGCGCCGTTCTCGCGGCTGGTGGCGGCTATGTTGTCGGCACCGGAGTTATTGACTCTACCGCCATGAATGAGATCATCGGCGCACTGGGAGTTATCTTCGCCGCTGGTTGGTCTATCTGGGCCAAGAAGTGAACTGGATCGAGATTGCCGCCATCGTCGTGCTGTTCATCGGCATTGGCGCTGGCGGCTTTCTCGTCGCTCAAAGGCCATCCTTTTGGTTCGGCCTTGGCATTGTTATGTTCAAGGCATCGTTGCCTTTCTTGCTAAAACGAATGCCTCCTGAGAAAGAGAAAGAATGGCGTGACTGCATCCGCCGTGGCGGAGAATGGGATCACCGCCGAAAGCGATGCAAGAGGTAACACTATGGCACGCCGCAAGATCACCATCGAATGGAAGACCTGTGAGCGTGCCTGGGGCTGGGCCTATATCGGCGAAGATCACATTCAGCTAGACCCGCGTCTCCTCCAGAAGCCGAAACTGCTCTTGGAGATCGCCGCACACGAGGTGGCGCATCTTGTCTTCCCAGAAGCAGAAGAAAAGCAGATCGATATGTTCGGCAAGCAAGTTGCAGATGTGATCTGGCGGCTCAACTTCCGCCGCGCGCAGGAGTAGCGAATGACCAAGAGGTACTCCGATCAAGAGTTCATCGACGCATGGAAGCGTCTAGGTTCACCGTCTGCCATAGCCAAAGAATTGGGCCTCAACCTGCGGGGCGTCAACGCACGGCGAGATAACATCGAGCGCAAGCACGGGATTGTCTTGAACACGATCTCGCAGCCCGCCCAGCGGATCAAGATCGAGGTGCCAACAAAAGGTTTTCGTGCACTAAAAGAGAATGTTGTCGGACCCGTCATCATCGGCAGCGATGGGCATTTCTGGCCGGGTGAGCGAAGCAAGGCTTTCGCAGCCATGATCGAGATCATCAAGGACTTGCAGCCGTCAATGATCATCATGAATGGCGATAGTTTTGACGGCGCGCGGATCAGCCGTCATCCTCCTGGCGCTCGTGTACAAACGCCGAGCGTGGCTGAAGAACTAGAAGCCGTCAAGGAACGTCATGCAGAGATCGAAGCCTATGCGCCTCCCGGTTGCTATCTGATCTGGACAGACGGAAACCACGACAACCGTTTCATGGCGAGGCTGGCTCAAGCAGCGCCGGAATATGTACAGGTTCAAGGATTCGACATCGCAGACCACTTTTCTGCGTGGCAATTCTGCACAAGCCTATGGTTGAATGAGCATACGGTTGTAAAGCATCGCATTCACCAAGGCGTGCATGGTGCCTATAACAATACATTGAAGAGCGGCAAGTCTATTGTGACCGGCCACACGCATCGGCTCCAGGCTACCATGTTTGCGGATTACAATGGCATTCGATGGGGCGTAGAGTGCGGCACGTTGTCGGATTACGGACCCGAGAACGACAAGTTTGCCTATGCGGAGGATAACCCCGTGAACTGGTCGCAGGGTTTTGTGGTGTTGCACTTTGCACCTAGCGGCATGTTGCTCGAGCCGGAGTTCTGCCGCGTGATCAACGGTCAGGCTTGGTTTCGAGGTCAGCCGGTGGTGTGAGCCACCGCTCGATCAGCGTGGCGTAGCCAGCGATGTCACGCCAATGGTCGGACTCGTGCGGATTACCTGACAGGATGCGGCTAATCTTGCTGGCGATCATCTCCAGCGTCTCGCGCTGCATATCGTCTAGTATTCTCCATTTCTTGCCGCGCCGCATGGCGTCCTTCAGTTCCTGTGCCATCATAGACACTTGATAATAATCGCCGTGTGTCTTCTCGCGTTCGTCTATGATGTCAGTCATCGTTGTTCTTCTGTGTCAGGGTCAGTTCAATCCAGTCCTCAGTGCCGTCAGTGTGGATTTCTATCCCCGGCCACGCTGCCAGCATGGCGGCACAGGCGGCACGGGCTTGGGCGCGACAGAAGAAAGAACCTATGCTTTCCAACATAGCATCTACCGCCTCATCAGGTATCTGTTCAGGCTTGATCATCATTGTTCTCCTGTGTCAGTGGGAGGATGAGTTTCTCCTCGAAGTCAGCGGCGTCAACATGCCAAGCCCCCGGCCACGCTGCCAGCCCTGCTGCGAGAGTGGAGCGGGCGTGGTTGCAACGCAACGTGATCGCAACATCATTCAAGGTGTGCCACTCGACGTTATCCAGTTCTGCCTGTTTTCTCGCAGCCGCCTCCACCACCTCATCCGATATCTGTTCAGCCTTGATCATTGTTGTTCTCCTTCAGTGCAACGGTGGCTGGGTTTGACGCCATAGCCTGCGCCAGTTCCTTCTGGCTGTGTGGGTGACCGCCCGGATATTTCATTCGGTAGTAGGCGTTCAGTTCCGCCTCGCACCACACGCGCAGCGCCGCACGCAGCTTCTCGTTCTCTGCGGTGAGGCGGGTGATCTCGTTAACACCATCAAAAGCTGCGCCACTACTATCGCTCGGCACTAGCAATCGTAATCTCTCTACAATATCACTCATGCTTGTCTCCTGAGAATGCCGCACTGGCTTTGACTCTAAACTTCGGTTTCACACCCAGCCTGCGCTGCATCTCCACGAAGGTGTCAGCCACGATCTCCAGACAGTTTAAAGCGTTGTGCTCCTCTGATCTGTCCATATCTTGCAGATCATCAAAAAGACATCTGCTCTTGAGGA